AAACTGTCTGGCCTCCAGGGTTATGTGAGCGCAGTTTGTGCAAAGCAATGACCTTATCGCGCACCATTTGCCCGATACGCTCACCATGCACCTTGTCGATCTTTTCTAGCAGCTCTAAACGTCTCGCTTTAGGAACTCGCAAGACCATGAGCGCCCAGTCATGAACAACGAAGGGCAACGCTTTTTCATACGCTGCCCTTATCTCCTCAACCTCAGAGCTCTTAACCTGTTTGATAAGGTTGATCCACGATTCCACGGATCGACCACTCCCGAAATGCCTTATGTTTTGCCATCGTATCGGGGCAATGTGTAGACGGCGGCTGCCATCCGTACTCAGCCCAGATTTGCTCCACTGGTCGGAATCGCTCTTTACTAGCCTGATTTGCTAGCAGCTCTCGCCAATCAGAATGGAATGTCATCATCGTCGCTCGCCTTCTTTGCTGGTCTAGCCTGTTCCTCTTTCTGCTGAAATTTCAGGCCAAGATATTTTCCATCGCTTCCTTCGTTAGCCCATCCGCTGATCCAGTAATCAACACCGGCTATCGTTGCAGACCCTCGATAATCGGGGTGCTGCTCTTTTTCCTTCTTCTTGTTCTTGCTTAACGACCCTGTTAATTCTTTTGGCATAGCTGCTGCTCCATTTGTTCGACCTCGGCCAGGAAGTTAGTAAGTTGGATTTCGATAATCTTGAAATCCTCTGGCTTTGGTTGATAGCGAATAACGAATAGTTGCAAGTGCTCAGGCAGTCGTGGATCGAACGAGACAAAATCGCACCACTTGCGCCCAGTCACAAGCATTTGAGTAAGCATTTGAGACCTGTACTTTGCTGGCACCTCCTTGGCTAATAAATAATCAACATGGGTATTGCTATTCGGACATTTAATCTCAATCAATCCGTCGTCTGCAAAGCCATCAGGAGAGGCTCCAAGCCATTTTATAGACGGGTGGGTATGAAACCCTGTCTGCTCCACAAAAACGCCTGTATGTGCCTCATAGCAAGCCCTGGCGACGGGTTCTTGTTCGACACCCCATTGCATCGCTGCCGATTGGAACCCTTCGACCGGCAACTTCGTTAGTCTTTCGGTTACTAACTGAATCGCATAATTGCGCCTCGTCGCCGTCCCCTGCTTTGCAATCGCATCGCTAGCCCTGCTCGCCGTAACGTGTCCGAGCCTAGCCTGGTACCACTCAATCGTTCGCTGATCCATGTTCATCCCTTTTTGATGGTCCTGCGTACGCGCTAGAAATCCAAAATCCCGCGCCGTTGATACTCATCCCTGCCTGCCTCATTTCGTCGCCCGTTTTGCATCTACGGCTTAGTCCAAAATCGCCTGTACGGTGCTTATCAAACGCAAACGTTGAGTTGAAATAGTTTTTGCAGGCCTGGCATTGGTTTCTGTCGCCTCTAAGCTGCATGATTTGCCCTTGCTCGTATGGCGGCAGATAAATCGTCACGCCAAGGTCTTTCAAACTGGCGCACATAGTCATGCTCAATAAACTTTGCACACGCCTCACGCTCGGCAGCAGCGATAAGGGCAGCGAAGCGTTCAAGATGGTCTGTTAATTTAAGCTCACAATAGGCATGAACTACCGCATGTGGATCATCAAGGCCTGCCTCTTTTGCCATGCGGATTATTTCTTCCCTATCCATGCGTGACCCCTATCGTTTTCTGATGCCGAGCTTTACAAGATCAAGCTCTGAATCCTTCATCTCATCGGTCCAGATCAATCCCTTTTCCAGCGCATAAGCCAGAATTTGCTCGACATAGCTGGTAAAAGATTCCGTGTTTAGCTCTGTTGTACTCGCTTCGACTTCTTTCAACTGGCCGTTCGGCAACTCGATCATCTCTGAGCCTAAGAATCGAGACTTAGCCCACTGGTGCCAGATTTCCTGCGAATACCGACCACCGACTAGCTGCTCAGAGCAAGCAGTTAGCAAAGCCCAATAAAATCGATTCTGAGCCGCTGTTCGGGGTGGCTTGATGATAGTTACCATCAGGCCCAATTCGGCGCCTTGTATGGCCTCTAAAGCCCTTGCACGGTCGCTTTCAGTGGTGAGTATTATTCGCATTTCGCACGTACCATTTGTGATTGAACCGAAAAGCACGTTTCGCGCCTTCCTCGAACTTGTTTTGTTTCTCTGAGTACATGGCCTCAAGCAGTCTGCGCTTAAACTCTCCAGCGTTAACATCAAGCCACATCAGATAACCGTCAATGTCATCAGACATCAAAAACCGCATGGCTGAGACTGCATCGTCTTGCGGCGTGACTCGATTAGGAATCTTGCAAGCGTCATCAACAGCCAACTCAATCACAGCCCATAGCAATTTGCGACATCGTGCAGCCTGAATCCCGTCGATCAAATCTTCTTCGAATCGGTTTATGTTCATCAAGAGCACCTAAGGATTTCTAACGCCGAATCGGTCGAGCACGACTTGTAAGACCCATTGCCCCAATGTGCGCTGCACCAAGACGTGGCCGAGCAAGCAAGAGCTTTTCGGTCATGCTCTGCAAAAGGTATGACCACGACATCACCGATCTGCACGTTGTCAAAAAATGGCTTGTAATATTGCAGCAGCGATCCTCGTTTTATTTTTTTAGACTTCTCGAATGCTTGATTTTGTATTCGCTCACCGTTAGGCATGACGATTGCATAACCGCACTTTGTGGCTTCAAGCAGTTTGATTGCTTGTTGAATGCTCATCTCAATAACTTTATTCACAATTCCTCCGGTAATAAAAAGCCCATGCGCCTTTGTCAGTCCTGCGCTTAAATAGTTTTGTTTTGCTTATCAGCCTGTTTGCTTCCAATACCCTGAGCATCTTGAGCGCGTTTTGTGGCGTACAACCAAACTTATGCGCTAGATCGTTTAGTGATTGCCAGTCATTGAGCTCGGCAAGATAAGCCTTTTGAGTTTTTGTCAGCGGTCTCGGCGCTGCCTTGTTGATGAGCAACTTGCCAAACTGCGCGACAGCTTTTAAGAATTCATCGCGGCCAGAAATAAGCACACCTGATCGCTTAGCGACATCAAGTATCTGCTGCTGGTTCATTTCTTAACCTCGGTGAGTTCTCGCTTGCGCTTATCTTTTACTTCTTCGAGTTTCTTAATCATCTCTGGATTGTTCTTGCTAGCCTTGTAAGCCTGCGCGAATATCTGCTTTAAGTCCTCTATGGACTCAGCACTAGCTAGCTTTGCAATGTGGTCGCTATCAGGTTCTGCGCCATGTTCTACAGATTCTGCACCGTCTGGCAAATCTTCACCGGCATAGATGTGCAAGCCGATCCCATGCAAGGCGATAGCTTTAGCCAAGCAACGCTGCATCGCCGTGTTGACCTGGAAAGCATCAGGGTTGGCAATAGGTTGATTGCGATGGTTCATCACCGGAAGCTGTGCAGTGCGAGAAACTCCAAAGGCTTTTACCTCGCAAAAGACCATCACCGTATCGTTCCACAACTGATGCGGTTTGTATTCCCAGCTCGCAGCAGGATCGTGTTGCAACAGCGTATCTACAGCCCAGGCCCAAGATAGATAGGATAGGTTGTTTTTTTTCTCGATCTTGCCAGTGACGTTTATCTGCCTAAGCTCGTTGAATTTCATGGCATCCACCTATCTGACAAAGAAAAACATTAGGACACCCAGGGCAATACCGAGAGCGGCGCACAGCAGCCACTCCACAATCGGATTCGGTTTCTCCAAGTTCGTTGCTCTGTTGTTCCAGCTGTTCTCGCTCATTTCTTTCTCGCTCCTTGTCGTATTGGTAAAGTTGATTGTCTAGCCACCAGTCATAGTCCATGATCGTGTTTGTTTGTTGGTGTAGACGCATCTTCTATCAATTCCCCGCGAAGGACTGTCATCGTGACGACAATTACGACCATTAAGACACGCAAAAAACGCCATTCATCTGTTAGTCCGACTCAGAGATCGCTAGCAGCGCTGCGCGAGCGTGGCTATCTTTGCCAGATCGTCGAGCGTTGGAACCCTTACGCTAGGATTAGACAAGACCTCTTCAACATCGGTGACATTTTGGCGATCAGAGAAGGCGAGACGCTGCTAGTGCAGACAACGACGCGAGGCAATGTGCAGGCTAGAGTAAAAAAGATTGCAGACTGTGAGCACTTGCCAGCGATCCTGCGAGCAGGTTGGAAGATCGAGATTCACGGTTGGGGAAAGCTGAAGGCAGGGTGGACTTGCAAGGTCATTGAGATGTGATATATTTGGTTTGTTGTCGTAGCAGACAAATGTATTAAGGCCGTTTACTCATGCTCTCGACCCTTGTTGCAAGACTTGGGTTCTGCTAC